TTAATGATAATTTAATTGGAATTGCAACTGTAAGAGTTGGACTTGGAACAACAGGAACATTTGTTGGTCTTGAAAATCCCATTTCAACCACATTGTTCTTTAGAAATGTTGGAACTGGAGATACTCACAGTTTCAAAACAAACTACAATGTAATTACTGGAGACATCAGAAGAAACTTAGTCACTGTCTCCACTGCGGGAACTCATGGTTTGAGTTCACCTCATAATATTTTTATCAATGTCAATCCACAGAACACTGGTATCGTAACTTTAACTTATAATGATTTTAATAGAAGATTAGTTGTAAATCCTGTCGGGTTCGTAACTGCAGGAGTTAATACTGAAACTAATGCCATAACTATAGACTCTCATGGATTTGAAACAGGAGATAAAGTAATTCATACTTCAGAAATATCTTCTATTGGACTTTCTAATGATAATTTTTATTATATTGTAAGAGTTGATAATAATAGAATTCAGTTATCAAATACTTATTATGATTCAACTCAAACAAACCCAAATATTGTAGGAATAAGTAGCGCATCTCTTGGTACAATTAATCCAATAGCACCGTTAGTAAAACTTTATAAAAACTCTACAGTAACATTTGATTTATCAGATTCATCACTTTCCTATACTAGACAAGGAACAACTTATCCTGCATTTAAATTCAATGTATATGTTGATAAAAACTTTACTAAAGAATGGGAAAAGTCTGAGAAAAGTGAGACATTTGATTTGTCTAGAGTGGGAATTGTTGGAACATCTAATGCTAAAGTGGAGTTGTCTGTTAATGAGAATACTCCAACAGAACTTTATTATAATTTAACTCCCATATATGAAGGCAATCTTCCTACAGAAAAAGCACAAATTTATACTGATAATGAAATAATTTCTGGAAATACACTTTTATCTGGAGAAAGTCTTTACAATGGCAAACATACGATTACAGTAGGAACAACAACTACATTTGCGTATACACTAGGAAATATTCCAGAAAAATTATCTTATGCTACCCCATCACTAGTGAGTTATGAAACTGATTGCACTCATACTTATGGTCCAATAGCAAAAATTGAATTTACCAATAATGGTACAAATTATTACTCACTGCCTGGTATTACAACAGTAAACACTGCCAGTGGTAATGGTGCTATTTTAGAAGCCAAGAGTTCAAAAATTGGTGCTCTTAAGAAAGTTACTTTAGATAATATTGGATTTAATTTACCATCGGATCCAACATTAAACCCAAGAGTTCTTTTACCTCAATCTATCAAAGTAGATTCTTTAGCGTCATTCAATAGTGTTGGAATTACTTCTTTTGGTAGAGGATTCTCAATTCCACCTAAACTAGTTGTACTAGATGGAAAAACCAAAAAAGAAGTAAAGGATGTTGATTTAAAAGTTACCCTTGGAAAATCTGAAGTACAGATTCTTAAAAATACTAATGGAATGAGTAATGTTGGACCGACAATTATACCAACACAAAGTAGTGCTGGGGTTGGAATTGGTGCTATCGTATTTAATTCTTCCACAGAGACTGTTACTGCGTCCCTAGCAGTTGGATTTAGCACCATTAATACATTTCCCTTTGCGGTTGGAGATAGAGTCCTTGTAGAGGGAATCAGTGTAGGTGTAGGATCTACTGGAAAAGGATACAATTCTTCCGATTATGATTACAAATTATTTGATGTAACAGAAGTTACTGAAAATCTTGGTGGAATAGGAAGTGTTACTTATAGTATGTCTGGACTATTCAATAGTGGTGAGTTTCCGGGAACTTTTAACACTGTCAATTCATCTGGCAAAATTCTTGCTTCAAAACATTTTCCAATTTTTGAAAGTACATTAAAAACAAAAAACTTTATAACCGGCGAAACTGTTACGTCAGATTCCGCAACAGGAGTTGTTGAAAATTGGGATTCTAAAATTACAACCCTAACAGTTTCTTCTAATGATAATTTTATTGTTAGTGAAATTATTAAAGGTTCTGATTCCAAGGTTCAAGGAATTGCATCTTCAATTACATCTTTTGATTCTTTCATTGAATTAAAAGCAACTTCAAAAAATGTACAGGGTTGGCAAGAAGATTTTGGAAAATTAAATTTTGAATTACAAAAACTCCAAGATAATTTTTATTATCAAAACTTTTCCTATTCTTTAAAATCTAGAGTTACATATGATGACTGGAATGACGTTGTTTCTTCCCAAAATCATACTTTAGGATATAGAAAATTCTCTGACTATCAATTAGAAACAAGTAATGAAAATAATATGTCTGTGGGACTTTCTACATTTACGACAAATGTAAGTGTAGTTAGCAATATTGATGGTTTTGCAAGTTTAAATTGTGTTTATGGATTTGATCTTGCAACAGAAAATAATCGTAATCAAAAATCAAAAATTGTATCTGATGAAATAATTTTCTCTAATAGAATTCTTACTGATTATTTTGAATCAGTTGGAAATAGAGTATTATCAATAGATGATGTTAGTGATCAGTTTAATAGCAATCCAAGAGCAAATGCATTTAGTATAGTTGATAGTTTTAATATAAGTGATGTTAGATGTCAAAAATACATAACTTATGTAAGAGATAAACGATATAATGCACAAAGACAATTAATGATTGTCGATTTATTACATGATGGGTCTCGCGGATATTTGAATCAATATGGTAGAGTTGAAACTCACTACGATCAAGGATCATTTGATTTTGCAATATCTGGTTCTGATGCTCAGTTACAATTCCACCCAATAAGATCTTCAGTTAATGATTATGATCTAAGTATTTTTTCATATAATTTAAATGACAATTTCCTTGGAATTGGATCAACAAGTATTGGTGGAGTTGTAACAATCAAAACAAATAGTTCTCCTGTAACATCAGGAGTTACTACTACAATTGTTTCTATGGGTAATACTCATACTAGTGTTAAAGTTCTTGTTAATATAAATCCCGACTTGACTAAAAATCAAGAATTTGAAGCAATAGAACTCAATATCGTTCATGATGGAACAAATATTGAGATGTTGGAATATGGAAGATTGACAACAAATATTCAGAGTTATTCTGAATCTGGACTTGGCACATATCATGCATATTTTAGTGGATCATCTTTAAATGTTGACTTCATACCAACATCTGTTGGTATTGCAACAACAGGGGTTATTAATACTATCCAAGTAGGACTTTCTAAAGATACAATTACTGGTATTGGAACAATTGATCTAACAAGATCAAGACTCGAATCTAGAACTACTAGTATTTCTGCTTCAGGAACTCCTGGAATTAACACAGTAGCAGAATATCCAAATAATTATGACTCTGCATATTTTATAGCACAAGTTACAGATACCACTAATACATCTACACAACTTTCAGAAATAATTGTTGTTGATGATTATGTAACTTCAACTGAAAGTTATCAAACTTATGACACTGAATATGGTGTGATAGAAACTGCATCTGGACTAGGAACATTTGGTTCTAGAGTTTCTGCAGCAGGAACAGTTTCTTTAGTATTTACTCCTAATTCAAGTATTGATACTGTAGTTAATGTTTATATGAATGCTTTAACAGTGGATGAAGATAGTACAAAACCAGATAAAATTGATTTCATCAATGGATCAATTAATAGTGAGTTGGGATCTTATCAAGGCACAGATTCTGATATTAAGAGAGGGTTTGAACTACATCATAAAAATCTTCCAATCTTTGAAAGATCTTTTGAGGGAAATAACAGTAATGTAGTTGATATTATCAGCAATGGTATTAAAATTCCAAATCATTTTTATGTTAGTGGTGAAAAATTAAAATATATTCATGTAGGAACAGCGACATCTGCTGTTGGAATTGCAACAACTAGTTTTGTTGGTGCTGCAAACACTACTTTCCTTCCAGGAGAAAATCTGTTTGCAGTTAAAGTTGATGACAACACTATTAAAATTGCTAGCAGTGCTGAAAATGCACTTAAGTCAATTCCCCAAATTGTCGAACTCGAAAGTGTTGGTATTGGTACATCACACAGATTTATATCTACTAATCAAAATGCAAAGGTTCTTGTTGCACTTGACAATGTTATCCAATCTCCAATAGTTTCTACTGCTGTGACAACCACACTTGTTAATCAAATACTAACTGTTGATAATTTATTGACATTTAGTGGAATTACATCTTTCTTTGGATCTGATATTATTAAAATTAATGATGAGATTATGAAAATAGAAGGTGTTGGTATTGGTAGTACAAATACTGTAAGAGTTCGTAGAGAGTGGATGGGCACAAGAATAGGAACTGCTGTCACTGGTGATTTAGTTACTAAAATTTCTGGGCATTATAATATTGTAGATAATAAATTGAATTTTGTTGAGGCTCCATTTGGAAATACTCCTATAGGATCAACAACGAATCCACCAGATGAGAGAGATTGGACAGGTATTACCACATCATCTAGTTTCCAAGGAAGATCTTTCATGAGATCTGGTATTATAAACAGTGCAAATGAGTCTTATCATAAAAACTATATCTTTGATAATATCTCTTCTCAATTCAATGCAACTAAAATTAACTTTAATCTTAAACAAAATGGATCTAATGTACCTGGAATATCAACAGAAAATGCAATCATTCTTGTAAATGATGTATTCCAGTCTCCTGGATTGAGCGACCAATATGTGATTACAGAAGCATCAGGAATTTCTTCAATTACTTTCCAAGGAACTGATACAACTCCATTAGGTCCAGATGTGGGAATTTCCAGTTTCCCTAAAGGAGGAATTATTGTTTCAGTAGGTTCAGATGAAGGTCTTGGTTATCAACCATTAATATCTGCTGGAGGAACTGCTGTAGTTTCTGCGGCAGGAACTATTTCTTCAATTGGCATAGGAAATAGTGGATCTGGTTATAGAGTAGGAGTTCAAACTGTCAATGTTGCAATAAGAACTTCTTCTGTGTCTGAGTCTAATATTGTTTCTATTGGAACAGCAGTAATTTCAAACGGAAACATCACTTCCGTTGCCATATCTACGGATAGAGTGTTCTATGCTCCAAGAGATATCTCAAATGTTTTGTATAATAATTTAAGCGGATTAACTACAGTAACAACTTCTACTAATCATGGTCTTTCTTATGATGATGAAGTTACACTTTCTGGAATAGCATTTACTTGTAATTATAGTGGATCTGGACCAGTTAATATTTCTAATGTCGGATACAGTAGTATCACTGGCATTATGACAGTTACAACTTCTAGTCCTCATAATCTTTCGACAAGTGGACAGAAGAGTGATGTTCTGTTAACTGGTATTGGAATGACTTGTGGATTAGATAATGGTAGTTCTACACATGTATACCCAAGAACAACTGATCCCGCATATTGCGGCACTCCAGTCCTTACAGTTAATAGTGCCACAGAATTTGAAGTTAATGTCGGAACTTCTACAGTTGCTACTTACTATCAAAGTGGTGGAGTTGCTCAACCAGCATTAATTGCTCCTAGAAATGTAAATAATTCTGCTAGTGGAACAGATCCTGCTGCAGGAGAAACTAACGTTTTAAGGATTATTGATAATACTTCTTTTGAAGTGAATACTGGAATTTCAACTAGAGAACACTTCTATGCAAGATGTGGTAAAGTCAATAAACCACTCGATGTTGTATTTGATGACCCATTAAGTTATTCTAATATACCATTAGAATATAGTTCTACATCAGGATTTGGAACACATGCAACAGCAAATATTGTTGTTGGTCAAGGATCTAGTGTTATTGCTTTTGAATTACAAAATACTGGTTATGGATATGGTAATGGTGAAATTTTAACAGTTGCAATAGGAGGAACAACTGGAATTCCGACTACATCATCTTATTCTGCTGGAAATGAATTCAAATTAACAATTGATAAAGTTCATGATGATTCATTCTCTGGTTGGTCAATAGGAACACTGCAAGTTTTAGATAAAGTTGATGATTTTATTGATGGAGTTAGAAAAGACTTCCCACTAACATTAGGAGGATCTATAGTTTCAATTGTCGCTGCTAAAGGATCTAAAATTGATGTTGAAGACGTATTACTTATATTTGTCAATAACATACTCCAAGTTCCTAATGAGGGATATACGTTTGGGGGAGGAAGTAGTATTAACTTTACTGAACCCTTGAAGATTGGTGATACAGTAAATATTATTTTTTATAAAGGAAGTGGAGATTCGGATGTTATCTTTAGAAATGTTATTGAAACTGTGAAAAAGGGTGATACTCTACAAATTAAGAGTGATAGATCAATTGGACAAGCATCATATCTTACTGAAGAAGAAAGAATTGTAGAATTTGTTAAGTCTACAAATACTGTTGATACTAATTCATATGAAGGTCCAGGAAATACTACTGATATTACTCTTGAAAGACCTATTGACTGGTGTAAACAAACTGAAGATGTCTTTATTAATCAGATTGGTGTTGGTAAAGATAGAGAATTATATGAACCAATTATTAATCCTAGTGCATACCTTATCAAATCTGTCGGAGTGGGGTCAACAGCAATCTATGTTGATAATCTGAGACCTATTTTTGATTCTAGAAATGAAAATGATACTGATCTTACGTTCCAAAATAAAATTAAATTTGTAAGACAAGAAAACAAATCTGGTGCTGCAGCTACTGCAGTTGTTTCTGGATTTGGTACTATTTCCTCTGTTGTAATCTCTGATGGTGGTGTTGGATATACAACTGCTATAGTAAGTTTTGGTTCAACTGTTGGTGTTGGAACAACTACTAGAGCATCTGGTAATGTTAGCATCAGTGCTGGAGGAATAGTCACAGGAGTTGATATTACAAGTCCAGGTATTGGATATACTCATACCAATCCACCAACAGTTCTTATTTCTCCCCCAACTTATTCTGAAGAAGAAGTAAGTGTAAGTTCTTACACTGGAGATAATGGAATTATTGTTGGATTTGGAACAACGGCTGTCGGTGTTGGAACTACTCAACTCATATTTGATATTCACATTCCATATACTTCTCCATTAAGAGATTCTACACTTGTAGGAACTGCATTAACTATAAGTTCTATTAGTGCTAATGATTACTTTATTGTTAGAAATTCTAATGTTGGACTTGGATCTACTTCGATAACTTCTTTTGATTCCTCAGGTAATATTGTTGGAGTTGGAACTTCATTTGCAGACAATGTTTATCGAGTGTCTAATGCAGTATCTATTTCAACTAGTGTTTCTGGAATATCTACATATGTAAGAAGACTATTTGTCAAAGTTGATGATTTTGTATACGGATTCTCTGGAATAACGACCTCTAATAATTTTGGGTCCTTTAGTTGGGGGAGAATAGATATTACTGCTAGAGAAAAATCTAATTCTTATAATTCATATACTCTAGGTGGTATTGGTGTTTCTGAAAGAACTGGTATTTCTACATCAACTTTGATTACTAGATCAAACTCCTTAAAGTTCAAAAATTATATCGTTTAATTACTGATAAATAAAGAAAAACTCTGTCCAAAATGGCTGCCATTATAACTGATCAGATTAGAATTTTAAATGCAGGTAATTTTATTGCTGGCGTGTCGAATGCTGGTAATTCTTATTATTCTTTTATCGGATTAACTAATCCTGCAGATTATCAAACTGATTGGGATTCTGATCCACCTGCTCCAAAAGATAATTTTAGTCAGGAGGATGATTATTGGGATACTATGGTAGCATTGAAGAAAATCAATACTGCTGATGCTAGACAAGTTGTTCCAAAACTAAATTGGTCTTCTGGAACAACTTATGATATGTATCGTCATGATTATAGTAGATCAAACACTGCTGTAGTTTCTGGTGCTACCAACCTTTATTCGGCATCTTATTTTGTATTGAATAGTGATTTTAGAGTGTATATTTGTCTGCAGAATGGTACAGATCCTGATAATACAGACGGCCGACCATCTTTAGACGAACCAACTTTTACCGATTTAGAACCAAGATCTGCTGGAACAAGTGGAGATGGTTATATTTGGAAATACCTTTATACAATTAAACCCAGTGAAGTTGTTAGATTCGAATCAACAGACTTTATGCCAGTCCCAACAGATTGGACAACTTCATCAGACAATTCGGCTGTAAGAGATAATGCTGTTGACGGTGGAATTAAAATCGTTACAGTAACTGATGGAGGAGTTGGTCTTGGTACTGCAAATAGTGTTTACACCTCAGTTCCAATCAAAGGTGATGGTAGTGGAGCAGAGTGTACAATCGTTATTGATGCCAATCAACAAGTTAGTTCTGCCACAGTTTCTAATCAAGGATCTGGATATACATATGCAAATGTTGATTTAGTTGCTGGTAGTGTTCCAACAGGAACTACAAGACCAACACTTGAAGTAATCATTCCACCTCAAGGTGGACATGGTGCAAATATCTATAGGGAACTTGGTGCATATAATGTTCTTTTATACTCTAGAATTGAAAATGATAGCACAAATCCAGACTTTATAATAGGAAATCAAATCTCAAGAGTTGGTGTAGTAGAAAATCCACAACAATTTGGATCATCTTCAATTCTTTCTTCAGATAAAGCAAGTTCACTTGGTGCTTTAAAGTTAGTTGGTACTGGATATAGCACTGCAACTTTTGCAGGAGATTCTTATTTTATTCAAAATGTTTCTACAGGAACAACTGCAGTAGGAAGGGTTGTAAATTATGACCAAAATACTGGAGTTTTAAAATATTGGCAGGACAGATCTCTTGCAGGATTTAATACTGTAGGAACTGCACAAACTCAACCCACATATGGATTTGATTTAACTGAATTTTCTGCAAGTCCAGGAACGGGAGGATCTTTAGTGATATCACCAACTACCGGTCAAAATTTATCAATTGACACTAATTTTTCAGGTATAAGTACTGTAATAAATAATCGTACATACTACCTTGGTCAAACTTTTGCCAATGGTGTTTCTAATCCAGAAGTTAAGAAACATTCTGGCAATATTATTTACGTTGATAACAGACCGTCCATAACACGGTCATCGAATCAAAAAGAAGACATAAAAGTTATTTTGCAGTTCTAAAAAATTATGCCTCAACAAACCAACCTCAACGTAGCACCATATTTTGATGATTTTGATGCGACTAACGATTACCATAAGGTATTATTTAAACCTGGATTTCCTGTCCAAGCGAGAGAGTTAACAACTCTACAATCTATATTGCAAAATCAAATTGAAAAATTTGGTCAGCATTTTTTCAAAGAAGGATCTAAGATAATCCCAGGAAATACTGGATATAGTCAAATATATTATTGCGTACAATTAGAAAACACTTTTCAAGGTATTCCTGTATCTGCTTATGTTGATCAATTAGTAGGCACAAAAATAACAGGACAAACTTCAGGTGTAACAGCGTTTGTTGATAGTGTTATATTACCAGAAGATTCTGAAAGAGGTAATTTAACATTATACATCAATTATTTAACCTCTAGTACTTCTAATAATTCAACACAAATTTTTACTAATGGAGAACCATTATTATGTACTGATTCTTTGTCTTCTGGTTTACTTGGAAATTCTATAATAACAGCGGGAACTCCTGTTGCAATAACTCTTTCGTCAGCAGCTGCTGCAACTGGATCAGTATTTCAAATTGATAGTGGAATTTATTTTATAAGAGGAAATTTTGTAAATGTAAATAAAGAAAGTTTAATCCTAGATCAATATACTACTACTCCAAATTATAGAATCGGTCTTTTAATAGATGAAAGTGTTGTTAATTCAAACATTGATGAAGAATTAAATGACAATTCTCAGGGATTTAATAATTATGCTGCACCTGGAGCAGATAGATTAAGAATTAGTGTAAGTTTATTTAAAAAAGCACTTGATGATTTTAATGATGATAACTTTATTTTACTGGCCACTGTTATTAATGGTGTTCTCCAGATAAACAAAAGAAAGAATATTGCAGGTGGTGGTGTTGGATTTAGTGACTTAACAGATGTTCTTGCTAGAAGAACATTTGATGAATCTGGGCATTATTATGTTAAATCATTTGATGTATCTGTTGCAAACTCTTTAAATGATAGAGTTGGTAATGGTGGAATTTTTAATGCAGGGCAATTTTCTCCTAGTGGGGTAACTGTATCTGATTCTCTTGCACTATATAAAATTTCTCCAGGAAAAGCATATGTAAAGGGATATGAAATTGAGTCTTTAAATGCTGTTTACCTAGATGTAGATAAACCAAGAACAACTAGAACAATTGAAGATCAAAATATAATTTATAATACTGGTCCCACTCTAAGACTTAATAGAGTTTATAGAAATCCGGTAGTTGGTTTAGGAAATACGTATCTTGTAAGTCTTAGAGATCAAAGAGTAGGATCTAATCAAGAAACTATTCCTGGCAATGAAGTTGGAGTTGCTAGAGTTTATGATTTCAGATTGGAGTCTGGTTCATATAATACGTCTGATGGAAATTTAAATGAGTGGAATCTTGCTCTTTATGATATTCAAACTAACGTAGAAATCTCAATAAATCAAGCACATACATTATCAACGCCAACTTTTGTAAAAGGTGCTAATAGTGGAGCAACAGGGTTCTTAAGACATGCAGTCAATGTTGGAACCGCACTTACAGTATACGAATCGGAAGGATCTTTTATAGCAAATGAGAGATTGATATTTAATGGTATTGATGATGGTAGAATTGCTATTGCCATCACTGAGCATAATATTTCAGATGCAAAGTCTGTTTACGGAATGGTTGGATACACTGGAGATGACACTTCAGTAGGTATCAATACATTTAGTGCAGATGTGATTCAATCAACTAAGTTTACTGTTGGAATTGCATCAGTGACCCTTCTTTCTGGAGGAATTAGTACTGTAAGAAGTAATAATCCTGCATTCCCAGGAACCTTAGTAAAAGAAAATGATCTAATCGAATATACTGACAATACTACATCCGGACTTCTTACAGAAGATCCAATTGTAGCTAGAGTTGTTAGTGTTGGCACCACACATATTGATATTGAAGGGGTAACTGCAGTTGCAGGAATATCTAGTGGACTTCTTCCTGCAGCAACATTAAATGTAACTGATTTAAAGGTCATTACAACGGATTTAGCATCATCTTCAGATGATTCTTTATTCACTACACTATCAAAAGTAAATGTATCTGATATTAATTTAGATGATGCATCATTGACGATTAGAAAAACTTTTGATGTAACTATTGTAAGTAATGAACTTTCTACTCAAGTAGTTGCTGATACAAATGAAACTTTCTTACCGTTTGATGAAGAAAGATATCTCTTAATTAGAGATGATGGAACAACTGAATCATTAAATGGTGATCAGTTAGACATTTCTCCTAATGGTAAAACACTACAGATTCGTGATTTAGGATCTAACAGTGGTGCCACTTTAATTGCTTCTTTGAAAAAAATTAAACCAAAAGCAAAACAAAAAATTAAAAATAGAGTTAATTCAATAATTGTTGATAAGTCTAAATTAGTTGGATCTGGAATTGGAACAACAACTTTGAATAATGGATTGACTTATGGATCTTTCCCATTCGGAACTAGAGTTGAAGATGAAGTCATTTCTTTGAATGCTTCTGATATAATTAAAATTCATGGAATTTATGAATCTACATCTACTTCTGCGGCTTCTTGCCCACAAGTAACGTTACAAGCAATTAATACTACATCAACCACGTCCCAAGAACTTTTGATTGGAGAAAGATTTGTTGGTCAGACAAGTGGTGCTGTTGCAATTGTAGCAGAAAAACTAGATAATTCTAATATTTCCTTTATACTCAAAAATGAAATTGCATTTGTTGAAGGAGAGACTATACAATTTGAAGAATCTGCTGCATCTGCGATTGTTTCAACATTATCAACACCAAGTTTTAATATTTCATCAAATTATAGTTTTCAAACTGGTCAAGAAAAAACTTTCTATGATCATGGTCGAATAAGAAGAAAAGCAGACTCCTCTGCACCTAATAAGCAGTTGAGAATTTATTTTGTAAATGCTTCCTTCTCTGCAACAGATGATGGTGACATAACAACTGTCAATTCCTATGATCAATTTGATTATACGACAGAAATTAAAGACATAGAACGTAATAGAAATACTGATATCGTTGACATCAGACCTAGGGTTTCTACTTTTATTACTGCAAATACTAATACTAGATCCCCTCTAGAATTTTTAGGCAGATCATTTACTGCAGCTGGACAATCAGCAACCACAGTATTGGCTTCTGATGAAGCAATATTGGCAGATATTTCTTACTTCCAAGGTAGAGTTGATAGAGTTTACTTAACAAAAGAAGGTAAATTCCAGATAATGTATGGAACTCCTTCTGACGATCCTGTGAGACCTGATCCAATTGACGATGCTATTGAAATTTGTAGAGTTGAACTTCCACCATTCCTCTATGATCCATCTCAGGCATCCCTATCTTTTATGCAACATAAGAGATATCAGATGCAAGATATCAAGAAACTTGAAGATAGAATTAAGAGTCTTGAATATTATACTACGTTATCTCTACTTGAAAAGGAGACAGCAAACTTCTTTATTCCAGATAATAGTGGTTTAAATAGATTTAAGTCTGGTTTCTTTGTTGATAACTTTAATGATTTCAACGCGCAAGAACTTGATTTTCGTGTCAATAATTCTATTGATAGAAAGTTTAATGAACTGAGACCAAGACATTACACAAATTCTGTTGATTTAATATTTGGTCCTGTTATCGATACAGATTCTACTGAGGATTTAAATTTTGCAGATATTGAAGGTAATAATGTAAGAAAACAAAATGATATAGTAACCCTTGACTATTCTGAAGTAGAATATATTAAACAAAATTTTGCAACAAGAACTGAAAGTGTTACTCCTTTCCTCATTAGTTTTTGGAATGGTACGTTAGAACTTACTCCATCTTCTGATAACTGGGTAGATACCGCCAGACTTGATGCAAAAATTATTGAAACTGAGGGTAATTATAATGAAGTATTTGATGAAAGTGTTGAAAACGGTCTAATTGATCCTCAAACAGGATTTGGTCCTATGATTTGGGATTCTTGGGAAACTAATTGGACTGGTGTTGAAGTTGTTGATGACACAAGGCAAAGAGTAATTCAAAATGGACCTGATACGATTCATCGACAAGGACCTGGTAATAGAGCAATACAATCAAGATCATCACGACAAGTTACTGATCAAGTTTTTGAAGAACAAATTAAGACTACAAGGGAGTTTGGAACTACTTCAAGATCTGGTCTCAGAACTATTGTCACTGAACAATTTGATATGGAATCTGTCGGAGACAGAGTTGTAAGTAGAGATCTTATTCCATATATGAGATCTAGAAACGTTGAATTTGTTTCTAAGAAAATGAAACCACTTACTAGAATGTATGGATTCTTTGATGGTGTTGATATTACTGAGTATTGTGTGCCTAAACTTTTGGAAATTACTATGACATCTGGAACTTTCCAGGTTGGTGAAACAATTGTTGGTGAAATGAACACAATTGGTCTTGCTGAAACATCTGCAGAATCTAACGCAAGTATTAGATTTAGAGTTGCCCAATCTAATCATAGAGAAGGTCCATATAATGCAGCAACTAAAACTTATTCGGAGAATCCATATTTAAATATTCCATTATCTGGATCATACTCATCCACTTCTACTATTGTCAATATAGATACATTTTCTCTTGCAGCTCAAGCAAGAGGTGATTTCTATGGTTGGGTAAAATCGGGAATGACACTAGTTGGATCATCAAGTGGTGCTACTGCTACTATCGAAAATGTCAGACTTATTTCTGACCTATCTGCTACTTTAATTGGCAATTATTATATTCCAGATCCTAATAATATTACATTCCCAAGATTTGAATGTGGAACTAAGACCTTCACTCTTACCAATGATATTGATAATAATCAAGATAATGCAACTACAATTTCAGAAGAATCATTCAGTGCATCTGGTACTCTAGAAACAGTTCAAGAAAATATCATTTCTGTTAGAAATGCAAGAATTGAACTTAAGAATGATTTCCAAAGCAGAAATGTTAATAGAGATCTTGGAACAGAAATTATTGAGAGTAGAGTTATTTCTTCCCAAACAAGAACTCAAACTATTATCACCTGGTATGACCCACTTGCACAATCTTTCTTAGTAGAAGATGAAACAGGAGTGTTCTTGACTAGTTGTGATGTCTTCTTCAGATCTAAAGATGACATGGATATTCCTGTCGTATTCCAGTTGAGAACTATGGTAAATGGTTCACCAAGTCCAAGAATTCTTCCTTTCTCTGAAGTCGTTTTAGATCCCAATGATGTCCAAACATCAGCTGATGGATCAATTGCTACTAACATTGAATTCAAAGCACCTGTATACGTTGAGGGGGGCACTGAGTATGCAGTATGTTTAGCATCCAATTCCACCAAGTATAGTGTCTATATTTCTAGAATTGGTGAAAATGATCTTTTAACTGATACATTTATTTCCAACCAACCATATCTTGGATCTTTATTTAAATCACAAAATGCTTCTACATGGGAACCAAGCCAATGGGAGGATCTCAAGTTTACTCTCTATAGAGCGGACTTTATTGATAATGGAACTGTTGAGTTTTATAGTCCAGAACTTACTAGAGGAAATGCACAGATTGCAAAACTATCTCCCGATCCTATTATTCTCCAATCTAGATCAATTAGAGTTGGTCTTGGAACTACTGTTGCGGATGCGTATGAATTTGGAAATACATTCTTCCAAGCATCAACAAATGCAACTGGAGATCTTGTAGGAACTGCAGGCTCTGCTGTAGGTAATCTTTCAGTCAGTAATGCAGGTCTTGGATATACTCCTGGTGATGGAGGACAAACATTCTCTGGGGTTAATCTTGTTACTCTAACTGGTAATGGTAGAGGAGCAACAGCAGATATTACTATTAGGAATGGCAGTATTGTTGCTTCTGGTGCTACTATCAATAATGCTGGTGGTTCTGGATATCAAGTTGGAGATGTTGTCGGAATTAACACAATTGGCGATGCATCTGTCGGCAGAAATGCAAGACTTACAATTGCAGGAATTGGAGTTACTAATGAACTTATCCTTAATAATGTTCAAGGTGAATTTGTTGTTGGAGCAGCAAACACCCTATTCTTCTTCAATAGTTCAGGTATTTCTACAGAATTAAATTCTTCTGGTGCAACTGGACTTGGAACTGGTGGAGATGTTCAAATTGCAAATATTGTAACTAATAGTGATGGACTACACTTCAAAGTTAATCACCAGAATCATGGAATGTATTTCTCTGATAATTTGGTAAATATATCGGGTGTACTTTCAGATGTTAAACCAACTAAATTAACTGTAGAATATCCTGCTACTTCTACAGGTCAAATTGCCGTTGGTGGGGGAGCAACTTTCTCATCATTTGAAGGTGTTGGAGTTGGAACAACAAATGTAGGATATCTTTTGATTGGAGAAGAAATTCTTGAATATACTAACGTTAGTGGAAATAGCATTGGAGGCGATATTGTAAGAGGTGTAAATCCAAAGACATATCCAATTGGTACTCCCGTTTACAAATATGAACTTGGTGGAATTAATCTTAATAGAATTAATAGAACTCATGCATTGAGTGATGTTACTAAACTTGATCCGTTTACATTTGATAGTTATCAAGTTAAAATTGATACTAGTGCAACAACTGGAACTGATAGAAGTACAGATGTTGGATTCCCTAAACTTTATATTTCAGGAAATAGGTCTACTGGAGGATCTAAAGTTAGGGCATCTCAAAATATGCCTTTTGAAATCATTACCCCACAAGTTCAAAATGTAACTGTTCCTGGAACTAGTATCTCTGCTGAACTGAGAACAACTACATCCAAGAGTTTCAGTGGTAATGAACTTGCATTTATTGATTCAGGATTCCAAGACATTACTATAAATCAAAAGAACTATTTTGATACTCCAAGGATGATTGCATCTAAAGTAAATGAAGACTTACAACTTACTAATATTGTTGGTGGTAAGTCAATGCAGATGAGACTCTTTCTCTCATCTACAGATACACGCATAAGTCCTGTCATCGACTCTCAGAGAACAAATGCTATTCTCACTTCTAATAGAGTTAATAATATAATTTCAAATTATGCAACAGATCCTAGAGTAAATAGTGTTGATGATCCAACAGCATTCCAATATATCTCTAAAGAGATTGTTCTTGAAAATCCAGCATCATCTATTAAAATTATTCTATCCGCTAATATTAATGATGGATCTGATATTAGAGCGTTCTTTGCAACTAATAACAAACCAGGATCAATTCCTGTGTTTACTCCTTTCCCTGGTTATGCAAATCTTAATCAAAGAGGAGAAGTTATTGCATCTGAAAATAATAATG